TTAACCGCCTATATTAGACAAAAAAAATCTTCCATTTCGACTTCTAATTTAACAAAAAATAATATCAAACAGGCAATTATTAGATGTTACGAAATGGCAAAGAATACACCTGAGGATAAATATTGTGGTCTTCCTAAGAATAATAATCTTGAAAAAAATCATATTGATTTAGATTTATTTGATAATTCAATAACCTCTTATGAAACTAAAAAAGATTATGCTTTAATTACAGATACTATCTCGGAAGAAGTTCTGGAGAAAGGTTATGACATATTATTTATCAATAGGTTTTTATCCAATATAACACTAAATCAAATTTTAGAATGGAGAACTAAATATAAATTTAAGTTAGTAGTAGATAATGATGACTATTGGCATTTAGAACCATCGCATCAACTTTATGAAAGATACAAGGTTAATAACATTCCAGAGTATATAATCAACTATCTGATAGAAGCAGACCTTTGTACATGCACTCATTCAAGATTGGCAGATGAAATCTATCAGTATAATAAAAATGTAGTAATACTACCCAATGCTTTGCCTTATGGTTATGAGCAGTTCAATGATGAGAAGATAGATAGCAAGTTAGTTAGATTGTTTTGGTCTGGATCTGGAACACATAAACTTGATATAGCAATACTAAAGAATCCTTTGAAGAGATGCTCTAATCTTCCTATCAGAAGTGTTATAGCAGGTTATAATGACCAAGAAAAACCAATATGGGATACAATGATTAGCACATTTACTTTAGGTCTTAAATTGAATCCTATTCTTTATAAGTATTCAGATGTAATCAATTATATGAATGCTTACAAAGATTCAGATATTGGATTAGTGCCATTAGTAGATAATAAGTTTAACTCAATGAAAAGCAATTTGAAGGTATTAGAGATTGCATCAAAAAAGAATCCTGCAATAGTTAGTTGTGTAAATCCTTATTTAGACATGCCTGTTAACTATGTAAAAAAGCAAAGTGATTGGTATAAGCATATTAAAGATTTGACATTAGATAAATCAATGAGAGAAGAATCTGGAAACAATCTTTTTGAGCATTGTAGCAAAGTGTTTAACTTTAACGATATAAATAACCTAAGAGCAGAAACTTTTAAAAAGATTATATGAAAGATAACATTACTTTAGAAAAGATTAAACTACTTCATCCTAAGTTGGTTAAAGAAGCAAGTGATATATATAATGACATATCTATACAATTAAAAGATAAATCAGTTTGCAGATTTACATCTACATTAAGAACCTTTGAGGAACAAGATGAAATTTACGCACAAGGAAGAACTAAGGCAGGAAGCATAGTTTCTCATAGTAAAGGAGGTTTGTCTTACCATAATTACGGATTGGCAATAGATATAGTATTGCTTATAGATGGCAAAGCAACTTGGGATATTAAAACTGATTTTGATAAAGATGGATTATCTGACTGGCAAGAAGTTGTTGCTATATTTCAATCCTATGGATGGGAATGGGGAGGAAATTGGAAATTCAAAGATGCTCCTCATTTTCAAAAAACATTTGGCTATTCAGTTAGGCAACTTTTGGAACTCTACAGGAATAAAAAATACTACACTAATAAGTATGTAATTATATGAAGAAACATACCTTAATCTATTTAAGGCATTTTCACTACTCATTAGATGAATTTATGCCTTGTGAAGTATGTGGAAATAGAGCAGTTGATGTACATCATATAGAAGCAAGGGGAATGGGAGGAACATCTGCGAAGGATGAAATAGATAACTTGATGGGATTGTGCAGGGAATGTCATATTCACTTTGGAGATAAAAAGCAATACTTAGACTATTTAAAAGAAACACATAAAAAGTTCTTAAATGATTACAGACAAGGAATTTCTGGAAACAGAATTGAAAATGGGGATATCTTTTGATAATCCTTTATTCGTTTCATTAGCAAAGCATACTGCACAACAATTTAAAGACTTACCAATTAAATCAGTTTTAGACTATGGTGCTGGTACTGGAGTTTACTCAGATGCTTTTTACCAAGAAGGTTATGATGTAAGAGTATTTGAAATATGGAATGCTCACAAAAAGTACATAAAAGAAAAAGCACCACATCTAAAGTTTTGTAACAAACCATTCTCAACAGACCTAATGGCATTTATTGAGGTTGCAGAGCATATGACAGATCAGCAATTATTCGAATTATTCGAAAAGATTAAACCTACTTATATCTTGTTTAGTTCTACAAGTGTAAGTAATCCAGAATTTGATTTACAATGGGGTCACATAAATTTAAAGCAACAAGCAGAATGGGATATCTTTTTTAATCAGATAGGTTACAATATTTTAAGGCAAGTATCATATCCAACAAATTATTCTAAAATCTATGTTAGTAAAAGTATCTGAAATAATAAGCAATCCGAATAATCCAAGAATTATAAAGGATGATAAGTTTAAGCAGTTAGTAAAATCAATCCAAGACTTTCCAGAGATGCTTAAATTAAGACCTATTGTAGTAAATGACAATATGGTAGTGTTAGGTGGAAATATGAGATTAAAGGCTTGTAAAGAAGTAGGAATAAAAGAAGTATATATCATTAAGGCTAATGAATTATCAGAGGAACAACAGAGAGAGTTCATAGTTAAAGATAATGTAGGTTATGGTGAGTGGGATTGGGCAGAACTTGCAAATAATTGGAATACTGATAAATTAGAAGAATGGGGATTAGATCTACCTAATTTTATGGAATTACCAAGTGAAGATGAATTGACAGAAGAAAATAAAAACAAGCCTCCGACCATGAAAATAACTTTTGAAGCAGTTGAAGATTTGCAAGAAGCAGAAATAGACATAAGAGAATTAATAGATAGGAAATATCCTAAAGCATATTTTTCAGTATCAGCAGGTGAGATATGAGATTAGAAAAAGCATCATATAAAGCAATACTTTATTCTTGTATGAATTATCATTATTCTAAAAGAGTACCTGCAGGATTGAATGTAGCGTATTCTGTTTTTAATGATAGTAATGAATTTTGTGGTGTTATTGTTTATGGATATCCTGCATCTCCAAATATTGTTCCAGAATTTAATTTATCAAATGGTAAAGTATTAGAATTAAGAAGGGTTGCTTTAAACTCTAAACAAGGTATAACATCTAAAGCGTTAGGTATATCAATGAAACTTATAAAAAAAGATTGTCCATCTTTGAAATTATTGGTTTCGTATAGTGATAAAGGACAAAACCACTTTGGTACTATTTATCAAGCAACTAATTGGTTTTTTATATCTGAATCTATTTCAAGTGGTAAAGAATATTTTGTTAATGGTAAATGGTTACATTCAAGGCACGTAAAAGGTAAAATATCAAGATTATTAGCAGGTAAAAGAAAATATATATATCCAATAGATAAAGAGTTGATAAAAAAATGTAAAACATTAAGTAAACCTTATCCAAAGAAACAAGCGGAAGAAGCATAATGGTAATGCGTTCACTTTCCAAGTGAAAGAAGGCAGTTCGATTCTGACCTTTTCGCTCAATTTTAAAATTATGAATAAGAATCTAATCCCATTTGTAAAAGGACAAAGTGGTAATCCTAAAGGTGCACCTAAGAAATATGTTACGTTACTTCGTGAAAGTGGATATAAGATTTCAGAAATCAATGATACTATACAGGTAATGATGGCAATGACAATGGATGAACTAAAAGGAGTTTATGATAATCCAGAAGGAACAATATTAGAAAAAACTATTGCTAATGCAATGCGTAAAAGTTTACAGAAAGGAAGTCTATATTCATTAGAAACATTATTGTCCAGAGTATATGGAAAACCTAAAGAAAGTATTGATACAAATAATAAAACAGATCTAACAGGTAAAATAGTAATTGAGGTAAAAAATAGTAATACTCCATTGGCAAACAGGGAAACAGATATTGATATAGCAAGGAATGTTTAAAACAACAGATGTTTTTTTGTGTAATAGAAATGCTCCAACAGATATCGTAGTTAATCAAGGAGGAACTTCAAGTGGAAAAACATTTTCTATACTCCAGAACCTATTTCTTCACGCAATAGAGGAATCTAACCAAGTAATTACAATAGTAGGACAGGATATACCAAATCTTAAAGTAGGAGCATTAAGAGATGCTCATACAATCATTGAGGAAACTCCAGAACTCCAAGCATTCATAACAGACTTTAA